GCCCTGCATTTCCTTCGTGACGAAAGTGTGTAGAGGCAAGTGTGCTGTGTTCGTGCATTCAGTTATAATCGGAACCAGGCTGAAGTCCTCCACAAGGTTATCTGTTGGATCAACCATATCGCCATATACACTTGACTGCTCTGCGAAGAACTGGAAGTGCCATGTTGAGTGTTGGCCCTCGTAGTATGAGCCGAACACATGGTTGCCCAGGCTTGGGAGTTCTACTCTCTGCGGCAGGTGTTCCCACGTTATGTTCGTCCTCATCTGTAGCAGTTGCAACATCGTTGCAAAATTGCTGTTTTGATTCCTGGCAATGGACAGAGTGTACTTGTCATGTACCTCGTTGCCTGCTAGGGTCTTGAATGGGAACTGCTGTTTTAGATTTCCATTTTCGGTTATGTCTACCAGGGTGTGTAATCTGTACTCGTGCATATCGATATTTAAGTCATAAAAAAAGGGCGAACCTAATTAAAGATCCGCCCTTTGGTAATTTACTTACTGTCAGTTACTATATTGCGTTAGCAGTATCGATACCGACGTCAGTTGCTGTTACTGTTGCACTTGATATAGTGGCTGTAACGCTACCTGCTCCGTTCAACGCTCTGATGGCAGTCTGTAATGTACCACCTGAGATCAACGTACCTAGGCTGTCTGTTCTCACTGTGTAAGTTTTTTGTTTGTTACTTTCATGCAACGGTCCTTCTGAAAGGATGTTGATGAACTGTGAGATCACTGATCTTGTCGCCTCTAAACCTGCTAGGGCAGATCCAGATGATAAGTCCGCTGTCTCGGCGTTCATCGCATTGACGAAGTCCACAATAAAAGTAGATGTTTCTACACCTTCTAGTTCTGTGTTTGTCACATGAGTGAAGTTGTTTTTAGTTATTGGCATGTTAGTTTCCTCCTATTCCTTAACTATTATTATGCTACCTGAGTATCAGACATATCTCTGTCAGTCGCTGTCGCTGAAGAAATAGTTGCAGTTACTTTGTCAGGTGTCAATGCGTTCAAGGCTCTTACTGCCGCCTGGATCGCCGCTACTGTAGTTGTAGAACTGATTGTATCTAACGAGTCTGCTCTAACCATGTAAGTTTGCTCAGTGTCAGAGTTTCCTAAAGCACCTTTTCCTAAGATGTTAACACCTTGGTTCTGGATCGCCTGCATAGCAAGTTCTAATCCGCCAGTGTTAGCCGCCGCTCTAGGGTTTGTAACCTCTCCTGAAACGTCTGAGATGTAGTCAACTGTTATAAAGTCTACTGCAACGCCGTCTGCCTCGTGAGCTGAGTTTGGTGAAACAAAGTTTCCCGGTCCACCTGCCGGTAATGATGTATCGTAAGCCATTTTCTTATTCTCCTTCTACGCGATTATGCGTATTTGAATGTTGTTTTGATTGTTACAGCAACAGTTCCTGAACCAAAGTTAATTGAGTCCACTGTTCCTAAGTTGACGATGTCTTCTACTAAAACTTGAGCAAGTGTACCACTTACAGTTCCATCTAATGATGTGAAGTTATTCAATGTTGAAGTATAATCACCTTCTAGTAAGAAATCTTGTTTCGTACCAGTGTCATAAACCGCACCTGCGGCTAAGATTGTTGCTCTTGATAGTATAGTGTTAGAGACCGCTTCCATGGCTTCTCTTGAAGCATCTGCGTCTACGTCCCAGTCCACTGCGATCATAGTGATTGCCTTACCGATAAAATCTTGTTCTCCGATTAGTGCAGTCACCGTTCTGTTTGGTGCTATTGGCATTTGTTATCCTCCTTTTTTTCTGTTAACATAATGCTTTGATTCCGCTCAGGAATCAAGTTGCAAGTATTTATAGGTTATTTTGGTAAATTATGCTGTAATATTACTTTTTCAGCCAGACTTCATCACTTTTGGTGCGTTTATGGAACTTATAGCCTAGATCTTTCAATATGGATGCACACTGTTGTGTAATATTGTTTCTTTTGTCTTTTTTCATCTCGATGTTGATCACTGGATTATTTTTTATCAATGTCTGTTTTGCACCATTCAACAACGGTATTTCAAATCCGTCAACATCTATCTTTACGAAGTCCACATTAGTGAGTCCAAAACTGTCAAGCGTCCTACAATGAATTTCTCCTTCTTCGTTTTGTAATACAGTTGAATTGAAGCCTTGCTTTGCCTTGTGTTCCTTGTCCGACAGTCCCATAGGCCATAAGACAACATTGTTATCGTCAATGTTCTTGTTGAAACACTCTCTGAAGTTGGGGTTTGGTTCGAAGCAGACTACACTTTCAAACCTCTTGGCAAGTGGTCTCGTCCACTGTCCTATGTTGCTACCTATGTCTAGGCATACCCGCCATTGCTTAACGTATTCCAATGCGGCATCTCTTTGCAGTTGTTGTCCGTTGCCGGCATCTTCTAGGTAAGTGGGTTCAGTGTGTTGTCCGTAAAGCACCCAGAAACTATTGGATTCCGGCATCACATTCTTTACATGCACAGTCTGGACAGTCTCTGCACTCTGTACAAGATTGTCTACAGTGCTGTTCACAGCCACATTTCTCACAAATATATTTTATTAAATCTTTCATTACAACTCCTTGAATTTTTTCAGTATGTCTGTGTTAGGCAGTTTCGACTGTAGTTGCTGTTGCAGTCTGTGTAAGGTCTGCATCTTCATTTTTGAATCCAACTTGTTGTAGTTGGCCACTGCTCGCCTTATGTTCTTAAGATTGGCGTCATTGATATTGAGAGACCTTTCCAAGTGTGTGAGATTTTTATAGTGATCCTCCCAACTCCTTAGATATCTTCTTAGGGCCATGACCTGAACAGGTTGTCTCTGCCTCATTGCCTGTGCTTGGTCCTTGTTCTTAAGTTTCTTTGTGATCTCAGGATCTCCAGATACTATTGCCAACATGTTGGAGAGGTCATTGTTGATCATTCTTACCTGGTCGAAGGTGCCCTTGGCCATGGTCTGGTCTGCATATGCCTTGGCAAATACTGCTGTGTTTTTGTTTTGGCTCATCAGTGCCAGTGCTAGGAAACTTAGATAGATCCTCTCGGTGACTTCTGGGAAGGTGAATCTCTGCAAGTCACTATGTCGTCTTATTACCTTGCCCTCAGATACATACTTTAAAAATGGTGTTAACATACAGGTATTTATAGGCTATATGCAAAGGAATTTTATTCTAACAGATGTAATGAAAACCGGATTCCATGGTGATCTGGAAAACTTCATTTCTATGCACAGCATACCTGATCAAACCTTTGACATGACCGGTGAGTACTACATGTTGCATAACTATGACCTGGATCGCTATGACAGGAAGTTCGCTGTAATCGATATAAGATGGGCAAACATTGAGGTCAAAGACAATCCAGATTTCAAATCTGAGTTAAAAAGGAGGTGTGATTTGTTGCACAGCCAAGGCTTTGTTTTCATCAAAGGAACCCCATGGGAGTCATTGGAAAATATAAAAAATTCTCATATCGATTATCATCAATATCCAGAGATAGACATAGAGCATGTCAAGTGGTTAGGCGGAGTGAGCTGGTTTTGGTTCTATATGTACATGAAACACAAGGACAACACATTCAAATTCACACACGATCACAACGGCAGTTACTGGCACAAGAAACACGACTTCCTTTATCTCAACAAAGGGGTCAGAGAACACAGGGTCAAACTTTACAACAAGTTACAGGATACCTCAATCCTAGACAACAGCATATACACTTTCACACAGTTAGATCAGCCTGTCAGGCTTGAAAAGAAATATGAATTGCCGGGCATAGACCCCGAGCATTATCCACGTTGGGGCAAGGATCAGGACATACACGAACTACCATACATCGACACGGTCTGTTCTGTGGTGTCAGAGACCAACGACAACGACTTTGAGGTGTTCATGACCGAGAAGATATGGAAAGCCATTATGGCACAGCACGTATTCGTAGTCCATGGCAATCACCTTTATCTACAGCGATTGAGGGAGATGGGGTTCAAGACTTTCGGCAACTATTTTGACGAGAGTTATGACCTTGAACGTGATCCTGATAAACGCATTGACAAGGTAGTGACATTGATGAAAGACCTCAAAGCAAAATGTGACAACAAAGAATGGCAAGACATCTATCTGCAGACCAAAGCCCTAAGACAGCACAACTATGATACATTCTTTGATGAGGCAAAATTAAGTCTAGAGATCAATAAGACCCTAGAACTATTTCTTGAATTTGCTGATACCCGTCAAGTTCCTTCTTGAGAATCCCAACCTGTCTACTAACTTGACAGCATTGCCTGATTTGTCAACGGCGACGAAGCCCTCTGGTTCTGTTACCTCTAGTCCGCCATCCGTCTGTTGGAATGAACCTATGGCCTGTGCCTGGTTCATCTTCTTAAGCACAAATACCTTCATGGTCTGCACTGCTTTGTAGAACATAAGCATGGCCTGTAATGGTTTCTTGGCTCTGTTTAGGAATACCGGCATCTGCTTCATCTTGTCCTGTCTTAACTGCAGGGCCTTTTGTGCTTTCAGTCCTGCCATCTGTTGTTGCATTCTATCTGCATAGAACTTCT